AAGCTGCTGATGTTGGCAAAGCTGGACAGAAACAGCCTATCGAAGAACCCAAAAGCCTCACTGGACAAGAAGGACAGCCGCCAGCCGTTGGATTCCTCGCTTTCCGCATCAAGGGAGTCGTAGAAGCCACAAAAGACCGCCTGACAGCCAAAAAGATTGCCGAACAGCTTGGAATCAAGACCGAGGAGGTAGTTGCCGCCTGTGGAGAAACTGGCAGTGGATTGAAGGTTGCGGGACCGCCCAAATGGGTTAGCCTCGCCTAATTATGGCTGATTTCACAAATACCCTAGAGTCCTATAATCCTCCCGTCGTAGATGACCGGGGCAAATTCCTTGCCGAGCGAATCAAGGATGTTGGTGCGGCACGAAGCCTTTGGTTTCGACTGCAACAGGCTGATTTGAAGTCGAATCAGCAGATGGCGAAGGTTCAAGCGATGGTCGATGGCGCTCCTCCGCTAGATCAAAACCAGCTTATCAAGCAGGGGTTGGCCTACATGTCCAACTTCAACCCAGGTGATGCTAAGGCTGTTCTGGACACGTCTCTTGCTGCGTTCTACGACCTTATCTCTGGCACTGAGAGCTTGATTGACCTACGTACCAAGTATGGCTCGGAGCAAGAGCGGCAAGAATGGTCGCAAAAGATGAGCCTTAACATGAGTCGCGTCATTCGGCGTTGGCCTCAGTTCAATTTCAAGTACAGCTACATTCCGCACTACATGGTGCTTCATGGGGTTGGCGTTGCTTACTTCCAAGACCCACTGAATTGGGAATGGGATGTGACGAATCTGGCTTATTTTAAGATTCCTCGCGCAACTCGCGCTAATGAGGCCGAAATCCAGTATGCCTGCCTCAAGAAGTTGGAGAATCCGGCTGATTTGATGAAGTACATCAACATGGGCGAGATTGCCGAGGAGCAAGGATGGAATCTTGATCAGCTCAAAAAGGCGATTATGAACGCTAGTGAGCAGATTCCAGATATGCTAAATTGGATGGAGTGGGAAGCTCGCTGGAAGGATAACGACATCACTTACGGAGAGACGAGTCCTTCAATTTCAGTTATTTACATGTGGGTTCAGGAGCTTGACGGCAGCTATTCCATGTACGCTTTTGCTGAGAATGGCTACCCGATTACAGATGGCGTTCCTGAGAACTTCCTCTTCAAGCGGCGTCACCTTTACCGCAATGCTTCCGAAGCATTTACTTTCTTCACTCGCGGTATTGGCACCAATGGAAATTATCATGGCATTCGAGGGCTTGGATCAGACATGTTTAATGCCTTCCAACAGTTGATGCGCCTTGAGAACAAAAAAGTGGACGTTGCGCAGACGGCTGGACCGCACTGGCAGGTTGAAACCGAGGAAGCGGTTGAGAACTTCCGCATTGTTCCTTATGGCGCTGGCTATCTCGTGACTCCAGGGGCATCGTTTGTCCAAGTTCAGCAGCCGAATATCATCCAGAATATCGAGCCTGCCGTCCAAAGCCTACGCCAGACGTTCTACAACAACATTGCTCAGTACACGAGCAGCAAAACGCTCGATACCGGCAGAGAGCTTTCCAAGTTTGAGGCGATGTCACGAATGGAAATGGCGTCTCAGCTTTCTGTGACTTCCATCAACCTGTTTATGCAGCCGTTTGACCGCCTGATGAATGAGGTTGGCCGTCGCTTCTTCCGTCCTGGCTACCAGCGTGGAGAACCTGGAGGAGAGGAAGTCTGGCAGTTCCGCCAAATGTGTCTTGAGGATGGCATTCCAGAAGAAGCCCTGAAGCACATGGACTTGCATTACACGCGAGCCAGCCGCTCCATTGGCTTTGGTAGTCCGTCCGCACGTCGCTTGGCATACGAGAACCTAATGCCGATGTATCCATATTACGACGACTACGGCAAGCAGACGCTCATTCGCAACTTCACTGGCGCTATTGCCGGCTGGCAAATGGCTGACGAGCTTACAACGCCTGCTGGAGCCAATCAGCGCCCTCCAATTGATGCTGCTATTGCCGATGCGCAGAATGCGATTCTTGCCCAAGGCGCTACTCAGGCGATCTTGCCAAACGAGAACAGGAGTGTGCATTTACAGGTGCATATTGCTAAGCTAAATGAATACTATCAGCGATTCAATGAGGCTGGTCAAAATCCAGAGCTTTACGCCGAGATTGTGCCTCCAATGGCGAATATATTCGATCATGCCGCTCAAACGCTTGAACAATTCACCGGGCCTGAAGCGCCTCAATTCCGTCAGCAACTCCAACAGTTTAATGAGATCATTGTCAACGGTTCGCGACATCTTCAGAAACAGCAGGCGATGGAGGCGGAGGAAGCTGGACAGCCTCAAGCTGAACAAGGTCCGTCTGAAATTGAAATGAAGATGGCAGAGTGGCGGGCAAAGATGGATCAACGTGCCGAAGAGTTCCGCGTAAAGATGGAGCAACGCCAAGCTGATGCCGCTCAGGCACGCGCTCTGAAAGATACTGCCGCAGCCGCATCTATTGCACTCAAAGGCGCATCGCATCAAGCTCAACAGGCATCGCTTAGAAGTTCTCTATGACACCAGCAAATACACAAAAAACGCGACTCGAAAAGTTTAGAGAAGGCGATGGGCCATCGCGCCTATCACTCTTGCTAAAAGACCCTGTGATGGTCGAGGCGCTTGCTATCATCGAAGAAAAGACCGAGCCAAACGACTCTATTTTGACCGGACTTGTGCGCGATTACAAAGCCGATGCGCCAATGGTTATCTCCATGATTCACGCTGGACAAGCGGGCATCCGTCGCACGTTGAGGTTGCTGAAAGCGTTGGCTTACAAACCAGCGGCGAACACAGAGCACATGGACGCATTCATGCTTGAGGCATACAGCCACATTGACGAAAAGTACCTCGAACAGAACCAATAATATATGGACACCGAAACACTGAATCAGCCACCAGAATACGACGCAACCGCAGAAGCTCAGGCAATGTGGGATCGCGCTCAGGCGTTCCTTCCGAAAGATGGTGAAGACTCCGCAAAGGTTGAGGAAAAAGCCGCTCCTGTTGAGGCTGAAGCAGCCAAGGAAGAGGTGAAGCAGGAAGAAACTGTGGAAAAGGTTGAGGAAGTCACAGAAAATGATCTTCCAAAAGGCTCCAAAGCTACTCCAGAAGCTATTTCCACTTGGAAGGACATGAAGGCTGAGTTGAAGCAGCTTCGCGAGGAACGAGACAGCCTGAAGAATACGCTTCCTGAAAAGGATAAGACTGTTCAGGAAAAGATGCTCGAAATTGAGCAGATGAAGGCCAAGATCGCTGAGTTTGAAGGCAAGGATATTTCGGGCTACGAGAAGAAAATTGCCGATTATGAGTCGAAACTTGGAGAGCATGAGAAGTTCCGCTCCATCCATGATGTGCAGAACTCGTCTGCTTATCAGGAGACTATTTTGCAACCGGCTGCCGCCATTGGTCAAGCACTTGAAGTGCTAGCCGGAGCGAATGATGTTGATGCAAAGACGCTGCAAAGCGTTTTGGAGATTAACGATGCTATTGAGCAGCGTAAAAAGCTGCGTGAAGTTACCGAAGGCTGGCATCCGACAGACGCCGCTGAACTGATGGAGCATGCTCGCAATACTCAGGCTCTTCTGAAAAAGTCGTCCGAGATGCTTGAGAATGCTGACAAGGCTAAGCAGGAGCTTTCGTTCATGGAGCAAGAGAAGGCTCGCAAGGCCAAGGAAGATGAGGAGAAGCAGTTTGCCTCTGCCACTGAGGCGGCGAACAAGCTGCTTCAGGAGAAGATTCCGTTCCTGAAGGACAACAAGGAGCTTTTGGAAGCTGTTCAAAAGGCCGACATCAAGAAAGACCCGGCAAGCATGGCTGTGGCAGCGCGTGCTAGCGTTATTTTGCCGCATTTACTGCGTCAGCTTGACGAGCGTAATGCAAAGATTTCCGAGCTTGAGGCTTCGCTTAAGTCGCGCATTGCAGCGTCTCCACGTCCTTCTAGTACTTCTACGCCAGTTAGCACGGGCGACAACTTGCCAACTGGATACGATCAGGAGTCAATGATGGCTCGGTTCCACGCTATGACGAGGCAGAGTGCGTGATGCTAATGGGTAAAGTTACCCATTAGAAGCTCAAACAATGATTCGTGGAGCGTCATCAAGCTTCACTTCTTGCCCCTGAGCATTGAGAATATGCAGGTCATCAACCGTCGCTTTCTTCTTGAAAGCGCGCACTTGAAGTACTGCCTGCGTGATTCGCTGCATCATGCCAACGAATGAGTCATGCTCGTCTTCTGGCTCGAATATGGGAGACTTGAAGCCTGCCACTTGGCCTTTTTCGTCTTCGCCAATGGCAACTTGGGACTCAAAGCGGAAGTTGGAGCCGACTGGAATTTGGTCGATGCGGATGTAGATGGGAGGGGTCATGGGGGATTATGCGATAGATTTCGGCATGTCGTCCTTTTCGATAGTGCGCTTAAAGCCGACGTTGCCAGCGACGTGGAAAACGACAATGCCTTCGGGCTTCATAAAGCCAGGAGCGGCAAAGCTGCCTTGATCTTGCAGGCGCATCAAAGCCTCGTGCGCCATGAAACTGATCGTGCAGAAGCTTCCGCGAGCGAGAACTGGCACCAGTCCGCAGCACGGCGGCAGAACGTCCTGATACTTCTCAATGCGCGGGTCGGCGGTAGGAATGCGTTGCGGTGTTTCGCCATGCAGGCACCAGCGTTGCACGTTGAACAGGCTGAAACGCTTCTCGCCTTTCTGGAGGCCGTATCCGCGCTGGATGCCGCTTCCCCACCACTCGCCAAAGTGACGACCGGGGCCAAGAAGGATTAGTTCGTTCTTATGCTCATGCGCCCATTTTGAGAAGCCGTGATTGTCATTATCGGGAGTGATCCAGCGAGTACGGGAGCCAGTGAAAAAACCGCCATCCTCAGTGATAAGGATGCAGGCATTCGTGCCGTCGATTTTTTCTGTGATGATCGTCTCGCGGGCAAAGCGGGCCATCTTGGGAAACTCGGCAAAGTCAGGTGTTTCGGTATTCATATTTGGTCATCAACACTAACAAGATCGGTACAAGATTGCAAGTGGGAGCTTAAAAAAGCAACGCCGTGGGAGTAACCAGCTCACCACGGCGTCTAGCGGTTAGAAAACATGAAAACAAAAACTGCCCGCGTGAGTAAGTCTCGCTGACTGATGTGGATTCGTCAAGAAGGGCTTGAGATGGAAGCAATCTTGGGTTAAAAAAGCGATGCCACGGGAGGAACGAAACTCGCCGTGGCATCTGTCACACAACACCAAAATAGTTAAAATGCTGTATGAGTACTGAAATTATCGCTGGAGAACAGGCTACGGTCAAGCGGAAGCGCGGAGATGTTCGCGAGGATGGAATGATTTTCTTCAGGTACAAGAATGGCAAGGAGGTTTGGCTTTCTAGCGAGGAGTTTCAGAGGGCGACTAACCTTCAATCTCTTGCTAATAGAAAGTACAACAAAACCAATATCAAAAAGAAGCGCGAATCAGCAAAGATTTACAGGGATAGCCACCGAGACTTTCACATCCAAAGAACGAGAGATTGGAGAGCAAGGAATCCAGACAAGGTGAAGTCATATTATATCAATAATAGGGAAAAACAGATTAAGTCTGGCAGCATCGCAAGATCAAAAAGATACAAAAACGATCCATTTTTCGCTTTGATTTGCAAATATAGGGCGCTGATTAGGTACGCCTTCAAAAGAATTAAGACCAAGAAGAAGGACCGCTCGATTGATGTCTTGGGGTGTTCTGCTGAGCAGTTTGTAAAACACATCGAAAGCCAGTTTTATGACGGCATGACTTGGGACTCGTTCAAGCAGAAGAACCAGTTTGGAAGATGCGTAGTCGAGATAGACCACATCATTCCCATTTCTTCAGCAAATACTGAGGAAGATGTCCTCCGGCTTTCACACTATACAAACCTGCGTCCTACGTGGTGGTGGGAGAACCAAGCAAAGAGGAATAAAATGCCGGACAATCCATAGCAGCTAAAAAATGTTGTTGACATGTCGGCTTACGGTGCAAGTATGCCCGTGAGCTAAAAAACGCTGCCCGCGTTCCTAGAGGCTCGTAGGTGAAAGGGCAAATGAGCTAACAACCCACTCTGGCTCGGAGCGGAACACTTTGAATGCTACTGGCACATTTGCTGGTGGAATGACATTCAAAAATTAAGTTCTCAAACTCTCTCTAACTGAAGCTGAATAAGCTAAATACCTACGAAAATGGCCTGCACCGATGTGAACAACTGGTTGGAAACCGAAGCCAACCGAATTTCCGATGATTCGTCGGAAAAGCAGTGGATCAGTAACCCTTGGCAGAACGATTCTATCGTTCCGCGTTCTCGCTGGCCGAATGGCATGGGCGATACCCCTAATTTTCTGACGTATGAGCGTAGCATGCCGTACGGTTCAGACGTAACCTTCACCACCTACGGCTTCAATGACGGCGGTAGCGGTGACGAAGGCGGTTCTTGCCAACCTCCCGTTTCCACAATCTACCCGTCGCAGACTCGCCGCTCGATGGAACTAAAGATTGCGGCTGTCGAAAGCCCTCCCTTCTGTATCGAAGATGCTCGCATGAGCTACAACATCGTTCAGCAGGCTGCCGCTTTCATCCGCAACCTTCGTGGATACTCCCGCTATCTGTGGGAAAATCAGCGCCGCGATCAGTTCACGGCCATTTGTTCCAATAAGTACGTCGCTGACGCTGGCCTCACGGTCAACTCTGCCTCGTTCGCCACTGGCACGATTGGCACCCTGAAGCGCGAGATGCTTGATTACATCCGCTACTCGCTCATCCGCAACGGTGCGGACATCCAGAACGGCCTCTCCGTCAACAAGATGGGTCAGCCTCTTCTGCCACTTGTCCTCTCCGACGAAGCTCAGCAGACGCTTGCTACCGATGGTGTTACCATCCAGAACATCCGCTGGGACTCCGAAAAGGTGAAGGCGCTCAACAATGCCCCTGGTTCCTTTGACAGCCTCAACGGCTTCAAGATGACCATCGACATTGCTGCTGCTCGCTGGAATCTCACTGGTGGTGCTTGGGTGCGTGTTCCATTCATGATCCCTGCGGCTACCAAAGGCGATCCTGCGAACGTCAATCCTGACTACTTCACTGCTGAGTATGAAGATGCCTACATCGTGACCAAACAGGTCGTGAAGTTCGCCATCCCTGATTCTCAGCTTGCTGCTGGTGAGATGAAGTTCGCTCCGCAGGACTACCTTGGCCGATTCAACTGGATCAACAAGTATGACCGCACTTGCAACGTGGACGAAAACATTGGCTTCTTCCGTGGTAAATACGCCTACGGTGCGCAGCCGGTGATTCCCGAATACGGCGCAATCATCCGCTTCCGTCGCTGCCCAACTAATTGGGTTGTGAACACTGCCTGCTCTTAATTCAGGTGGCAATCACTTGAGGCGGGGTTAGTCTAAAAACTAGCCCCGCCTTTCTTGCATAATGACAACAACTCTGCTAATTGAACGCCTATGAAACTCTCTTTTACCTCTCCTGATGGCTGGCAGATGCCAGAAGACGCAACGCCCGGACAGCCATTTCAAGCTGTTGGCACCTTCCTCGCTGATGAGGATGGCAATATCACCCTCACAGCCATTGATGGCACCGAAATCGTCATGGACGACGGCGAGGATGAAGAGGCCGAAATGGAAGTCGAGATGAAGATTCCTGAGAAGGAAGTCTCCGACGAGGAAGAAATGATGGGCCGCGCTAAAAAGATGGGCATATTTGCATGAAGCCGTTCTCCTCAGATGCGCTAGATGCGCTTGTGACCTTTGTGGCTGGAGACACATGGGGCGGATTCACCTCCGTCACGGTTGGCGCTACCCGCAATAGTCCAGGCGATCTCGCGTCTGTGAAGATGGCGTTCAAGCTGAATCCAAAGGCGGTTTCTCCAACATTGGAACTCACAAGCGCAGGCGGCGACATCACTATCTCGGACGCTGTAAATTGGGTTTTCTCGGTTGATCCGGCACGTTTGGCGCTGCTTCCAGGCTCCTACGTCTGGCAAATTGAGACTGAAGACGATTCCGCCACTCCTTACGTTGAAACTATCCTTGCTGGAAACTGTGAAGTTCTCAGTAATTACACATCGACCACATGACTATTACCGTCACAGCCAATGGAAATCCGCTTGTGGTTCTCGACGCATCGAATAACATCGCGATCAGTTTCGAGGAAGTGACTGTCACCCTTACAAGCTAATGCCTGGAGAACTACAAACGCTGCCAGTTCCGCCTCCATCTGTGTCTGACGCGCAGTTGTGGAACGCTATCCGCATCGCGTTTGTGAATCGCAATCATCCTGGTGCTATTTCAACCAACGCGCTTATTGCTCCAGCGCCACCTGTCAGTATCCCAACCTTGATCTATGCGTCTCTTCTTGCCGCACAGGGACAACTTCAATCTTAACGACTATGCCTGGAACACCTCAAACTTTACCAGTTCCGCCTCCTGTGAGCGTTCCAACGCTGCTTAATGCTATTCGTCTTGCTGCTGGTTCTGGCGGCAGCGGCGGCGTTGCATGGGGATCAATTACCGGCACTCTTTCGGCGCAGACCGACCTTCAGACCGAGCTAAACACACTGTATAATGAAGTGGCTCTACGCATGCCCGCCGATGGAGGATCGTTTTCGGCATTGAGTATAGGTGGATTCCGCGACACTTCTGCGGCGTTTGATGTTATTCTTGGCTTTGCCAGTTCATCCGCGCTTACAGCAGAACGAGCTTTGACGTTGGATGTTGGGAATGTGGCTCACACCATAGCTCTTGGAACCACGGCTAGCACTATCACATTCCCGAATGCAGCAGCAATAACCGTGGCTGGTTTACAGATTGCGAATGTGTTTACGGCAGCGCAGACCGTCAATGCAGGCACGCTTACGACAGCGAACTTGACGCTGACACAGACTTGGAACAATGCAGGTGTGACTTGTCGTGGAATTGAGTATGCCGTGACAAACACCAACAGCGCTTCTGACTCTACCATTATGCGCTTGTTAGCGGGTGCGGCTGGAACAACTTCGATGCTTGCAGTGCAGGCAAATGGCGTGCTGCAACTGAATGGAGACACTGGAGGCAGCATGTCGCGGCGGAGCGATGTAAACATGCTTCTCTTTTGCAACGTGGGCACAGGTGCGGTTGGTGCCGTTGGCATATCTAGCGGCGGTATTCACGCGGCAGCAAGCAGTTGCATGCGCTGGACGAACGACTCCCCGGCATCGACGCCGGATATTGCGTTCTACCGAGCTGCGGCCGGTGTTTTGGGTCTTACCAGTTTTGACAGCACCACCACGGGTGCCTCCTTGCAATTTAAAGAGCAAACCGCCCCGGCAGCCCCTGCGGCAAATTTTGTTAGAATTTACGCCGTCGATAACGGAGCCGGGAAAACTCAGCTTATGGCGCTATTCGCCAGCGGCGCTGCCCAACAAATCGCCATCGAACCTTGATCCTCATGAACCTAACCTTAGAACAACGCGCCATCGTCCAGGCCAAAGTGGACGCCCACAACGCCGCCAATCCGGCGGACCAACTCACTATTGAGACACTACTTGGCGGCATCGTTATGCGACAAGTAGCCCTATGGGAGACTGAAGACCTCGCCGCCCGTCGTGCCGCCATGATCCCGGTGGCCGATGAAATCCTCGCCGCCACCCCAGAAAAACAAGCCGCTGCAATTCAAGCTGCCCTCAAAGCCGTCCGCGCATGAAATCAACGATAATTGAAACCACCATATGACATCCGAAGAAATCGCCACAGACATCAAGTTCATCCAAGATCAGATCGCTGGATTAGCCCCGGCAATCCGGCAACATACCATCCTTCTCAAGGCTTATGAAGCGGGCGGTGAGGGCGTGAAGGAGACGAAGGACAAAGTAGCTGCCGCTCTTGGAGGCCAAATCGCCATGAAGGAGAGTCTTGAGGCTGATTTGCGCGATCTTCAGAAGCAACTCGATCTTCTTGCTAGCTAAGGCTATTTCCGGCTTGCCATGAAATTCCCTTTCGATCCACAGAATTTAGATATTCCAATTACATTGGCGTATAAAATTTTTGGTGCCATCACAGCGATTGGAGGTATTATTGCGACCACTATGTACGGACTCCTACACAGCCTTGCCGTTATTCCTCCTGAAGACCTTGCCATTCAGCCTCTACATGTGGTGCTTATCGGCTTCATTATCGCCCTGTCAGGCTTCATTGTTCTTATCCTGCGGGCTGTATGGGGTAAGGGAATAGACACGGTAAACCGTCTGTCCCTCTCGCAAGAATGCTTCGTTGACAAAATGGACGACATGCTCAAGGCGCTCAAAAGTGTCGCTGACGTGCAAAACAACAGACTTGAGAAACTGGAGGAATTGTCATATGATGCTTTGAGGGACGCAATAATAGGTATTAAGGCGTCTAAAAAGTAAATATGATCCAAATCTATGTGGCCCTTTTCCAGCAAACCGAAGCTGATACGAAGCACGATTGATGGCTCCACGGTTAAGGCGCTCTTGGATTTAGCCCTGCAAAACAGGAAGACGGATAATTATCGCCACATCGGTCAAAAGACTACCATGAGCGTGATTACTCGCGCTGATGTGGATAAGGCGAGTCGCAAGGCGTGGATGCCGTGGGTTGCAGATAGGTGGGAATGCGAGCAGCAAGCCATGGCGCTTGTCAACGAAGCTCAGAAAATGGCTTCCAACGAAGGCCGCTCATGGGCTATCGGCACTATTCGCGCTCGCGCTCCTCGTGGTCTTGAAGGTCTTCACGTTTATGTGTTTGCGATTGTGCTCACAGAGGGAAGATTCGCTGGGCGCGATGTCTATTTCTACGATCCAACGGAGCAATCTTGGGCGAGTGCGTCTGAGCTTTACGATGTCGATTATTCGATAACATGAATCACTCACTCAACACTCCTGATATTGAGCCAATCAAGGATGCCGATTTCTTATTTGGATTCTGGCCTTGGTCGCGTGGCCCGATGTGGGAGCTTCAAGAGCCTTGGGCTTTCACTGTGGATAATGGAGGATTCAAGGCAGATTACCTCATTCCAGAAGGCTATCAATTCGACAAAGCGAGCGTTCCTAGCTACTTCTGGAGCTTTGGATTCACCCCTGATGGCCTTTGCACGGTGCCAGCACTCGAACATGACTACCTCTGCGACATCTACTCTGGCGGTTCTGAGTGGCTACAAGAGCAACTTGGTAAGATGCCTGAATCTCCGCCTGCGCAGGTAATCCATCGCCACTTCTACGATAAGCTCGTTCTATGGGGCATGCGTCCTGCGAAGGCTCGCATCATGTGGGAAGGTGTCAGAAACTTTGGCCCCGGTGGCAGAATGCGCCCGTCGTCGTGGTTTAGACGCAAATCCAAACTCCCATGACAATCGCCTTAACAGCCAACGAGTTCTTTGGAATCACTTTCGCCATCATCTCTCTTGGCCTATTGGCAATAATCGCAATCTTCAAACCCTAACTAACCTATGAAAAAACAAGCAAAGCCAGTAAAAGCAGTCAAGAAATCCGTCAAAACCCAAGGGAAAGATACGCTCTCGTTCTTGGGAATTCCTTTTGGAAAAATCCCCAAGAAGAAGTGAACGCCGAGTTCAGCACTATTGAGGCCGTCGTGATGTCTATCGCGGCGGCTATCCTACTCGTTTGTGGATTGATTATGATTTACAAGTCTAAAGTATGAAGCTAGCCGAAAGAATGGTTCAAATCGCACTCGCCGAAGTGGGCGTTCAAGAAAAGCCTCGCGGAAGTAATCGCGGCCCTCGTGTAGATGACTATCAGCGAGCAACTGATTTGGATAAAAAACAGTGGGGGGCTTGGTGCGCTTCATTTGTTGCGTGGGTAATGATGACCGCCATGGTTGATGCCAAGCGAACATTTAGCTTTAGGCGCATGACTACCGCCGCCGTGCGCCTCATTAAGCCGTGGAGCCTACGCCAAGACGACAGCACCAGGACACGCGATGAGCCAGGACTCGACATTATTCCTGGAGACGTTGTTATTTACCGTTTTAGCCACACTGGTATTGCCGTCTCAAAGCCAGACAAAAATGGGCTGATCCAAGTTGTGGAAGGAAATTCTAACAAAGATGGCATCCGTGAAGGTTATGAAGTCTGCAAACAGACTCGTAAATGTAACTCCGTGAAGACGCGAATCCGCCTCGTGGCATGAGCGATTGGGAGCGGATCAAAAACCAGTTCGAGTCACGCGCCAAATGCAGCTATGACAACTCGCCCAAGATCAATCACGACGGCTGTACATGGATCGAGTGCAAGCCAGAAGGCTGCAAGTGCATGATGGCAGATGGGGATGGCATTCCTCTTAGCCGTTTTCTGGCTGAGTGGGTGGAGAGGTTTGGCTGATCACTCTAACCGCTCGTGTTTACCAAGAAATTTGGGCCGATAGCTTGGTGTTATTTTTGCCGACATACAGATTCCATTCTGTCCACGGTAAAACTGAACCTCGTATGTAGAGCACAGTCCATTTTCGATATTCTTGCGAATCAACGGCGCTGCGTGATCTGGCTCAAATACAGTCGCTTGCAGCATTGTTAGGGCATCTTCAACAGTCTCAACTTCGTGATTCATCATATTGCGAGACATAACATCGGAAATCGGCTTATCGCAAGCTATTTTGGCAAGTACAGTATCACCCATATTTTCGGGAAACTTGTATCCTGGCTTTGAATTCTTCCAGTCACACTTGTGTAGAGATTGTGAAATATCCCATTTGGCAGCAATATCCATGACTGTTTCAGCCTTGTTGCCACTCATACTTTTTGAGTACGTTGCCCAAAGACCAACTTTGGCCTGTTAATCACCATCTGCTTTTTCTCCACCTTTGGCTGTGGGATGTTATACGGAATCCTACGCTTAGCATTCCACTCGCTGAACTCGCTCGGCCTCAAAACATCGCCAGTGCATAGGCAGCAGTCCTTCCACAGTGAGCGTCCGTTGTTGTGGCATGTTTGGCAGATGTCCATAAAAATTACGTTAATGGCAACACATCGTGTATATTGCCAATAATTTCACATACATCATTGTATCTGCCAGCATAAGCTCCTGATCCCATGTCCTTATCGACAAAATATGGGATTCCATCGTGAATCTCAACAACATCAACCATTCTAGTGAATCCGCTGTTTTTATCTCCAGATGGACCCTCGTCTGTATCAAACCAAAATTCAACCAAATCACCTTCGCGAATTTCAGTGCCGTTTTTATCTTTGTATCCTATGTCAGTTTTCATATAATCTTGAAACTTACCAGTTTTGAACTACGACTTCAACCGATATGAAGGCAAAACCACAAAAATCACGAGTCGTCCAACTCACACGCGGCCCAATCGAGACTTACGGCATCAAATTTGAGAAGCCGTTCGGCAACCAATTGGATGTCGAGTTGATATTCCTCAAGTGTCCAACAGGCTCGCTTTACGGCTGGAAAGGCGAGGAAAACCCACAAGGAAAGCCAGCGTGGATTCACTTCGTCAACGCGGTAAATCTCATCTGGAACTATCCAGGCAGCCGCACGCCGTTCATGTGGCATCCTTGGGCGATCAAGATGGCAAAAGCCGCATTCGAGAACAAGCGGTTGGCTATCTCATCTGGTGGTTCTGGCGGAAAAACTGGCCTGTTCGCTGTTTACTGTCTCGTATGGTGGCTGGCGAATCCATACAAAAACGTCATCCTTGTCAATACGACGACCATTAAGGATTCGATGGGCCGTATTTGGGGTCAGATTACTCGCTATTTCAACGGCATGGCTGGCGCACCTCCTGGCAAACTAGTTGAGTCCTCCCACTGCATTAAGTCCATGGATTTGAACACTGGTGTTGTGATGGACGAGTACGGCATTCGCTTGTTCCCAGGTGAGCAGAGCAAGGCGGCAGAATCCTCTCGCGCTATTCGAGGCCAAAAGCACGGACCTGGAGGTAAATTGATCGTCGTTTTGGATGAGTGCGCAGAACTCTCGCCTTCCATCATCAATACGTTCGAGGAAAACTTGACGCAGAATCCGAATGTTCAGCTTATTGCGCTGGCAAATGCCAACTCTCCTTTCGATACCTTTGGGCAACTTTGTGAGCCAGTTCCAGGCGGGTGGGACAGCTACAATCCAGATTGGGATGAGTGGAAGGGCAAAGGCGCTCACGTCATCCGCATCAACAACGAAAGCTCGCCAAACATCATTGAAGGCAAGGTGATTTATCCGTTCCTGATGACGAGAGAGATGCTTGAGGAGAAGCGCGAGAAGCTAGGACAGCACACGCGGGCTTACTGGCGAGGCGTTCTTGGTGCGTTCTTGCTCGATGGCGATGATGACAATATTTATTCGGCATCTGAAGTTCTCCAAATACCGCCAGATTGCGTATGGCAAGGGATTCCGACAAAGGTTGCTGGATTTGATATTTCTCACACAGTTGGAGGTGATAAATCCGTGTTGATGATTGGAAGTATCGGAATATGCACTGATGGCAAGAAACGACTCAAGTTTGAAAAGCCGTATTATCTGAATGAAGATTTGTCGAAAAAAGACATCGACAGGACGACGCAAATGGTGGCTCAATTGAAAGAGATTTGCCAGAAAGAAGGCGTTAAAATTGAGAATCTAGCGATAGATAGTTCCGCTGGAGGCGGGAAGACATTCTCTGATGCTGTGTGGTCACAGTGGTCAAACGGCTTCCTAAGAGTTGATTTTGGCGGCAAACCAAGTGACAGGCCGGTGTCTTCTGCCGATAGAGAGAAATCTAGCGTTAGATTTTATAATAAAGTGTCCGAAATTTGGGGGATCGGCAAAGAACTGCTTCGATGCGATCAACTGCGATGTATTCCAAAAGGAATGGCCGAAGATATGACGGCTCGAAAGTACAAAGATAATAAAGCGCAAGACGGTGGATCAAAGATTCGAGTTGAGTCAAAGATAGAAACGAAGCGAAGGACAGGCAAAAGCCCCGATGAAGGCGATGCTGGCTTTATTTTGATTGATCTGTGCCGAGAGAGGCATGGCCTTTCCGGCTTAGACAGACCGGGTAATTTTGATGCTAAAAAACCTTCACCGCTGAAGAAAAGATTTACGAGCTTGGCGGCCATCTATTCCAATTGACTTTATATCAGCAAGGATTATAAAAACAACGGCTGCATCTGCTGATAACAGAAGCAACCGTCTAACCCCCAACATGTCATTACCATGCAAGAAGCTAAAATCAGCATTACGTTACCAGAAGAAGAGATCAATAAGTTTTGGTCAAAAACAAAATCAATACCAGGAAGCGATTGCTTGTGGTGGACTGGTAAAGTGAATTATTCCGGTTACGGAAACCACTCTTATAAAGGAAATTCTTGGAGGGCGCATAGGCTTGCATTTGAATTGAAAAATGGGCCATTTCCAAAAGAAATGCACATACTTCACTCCTGTGATAATCCATCATGCGTCAATCCAAACCATCTTTCGATTGGAACGCATGCAGAAAATATGCGCCAAAGACATGAACGAGGAAGGTATAAATTTAACTACAATGGTAATCATTACCTGCAAAAAGACTCAACGGTAGTTAGAGGATCAAATAATGCAAGAGCTGTAATCAACGAAGAGATAGCATTAAGCATACGGAAAGACTTTGCTGATAAAAAGTTTCCATCAAAAGCAGCTATGGCAAGAGCTTATGGCGTTTCTGTCACTGTTATTAAAACAGTAATCAACAGAAGAGTGTGGAAACATGTATAACGCACGCTCTGAAAACCAAGCCCACCTCAAAAACGATTCAAGCAGTTGGCTGGATTGTGGGCTGTTTAGCAGAACTTGCGCTACACCGAACGCTTTGCGTTGGTGAGCTATTTGTTAGCCATACACGCCAAGCGCAGCAGCGCATCCCGAAATCGCATCGGGGTAGCGTTGGCCTCGCGGGATGACAGCGTTGGTTTGTTGCGGGCTTTCCCGCGTTTGTCTGGGTATCCGACTTGGTGAGTTCCGACGATTCGCGCCCAGCGTAGTTCCGCTGGCGGGTTTTCGCCGTAGTAGTAGAGCCACGTGGCCTTGTTGGCGCGGTGTCCGTAGGCGGACTGCCACACTTCGCAGACCCATCCACCGCAGAATGCTCGTTGCCAGCCCATACCTTGCGGCGGAGTGATGTCGTGAGCCGCGAACGCCTTGGACGATCTTGGGTGTTCCAGCACACCTCCGCAGCGTCTCACATGCGCTAGAGCAGCGGCGAAGCATCCACCATCGTTCCCTGGTCGGTTGTGTTCGCCACCGTATCGCTTGTAGTTCACGGCTGCGAGGTTGCCCCATCGCTGGCAGGGCGGATGCGCCACCACTGGCAGATTGCCGTCGTAGTTCCTCGCGTCCCGATCTTCCGGCCACGCATCCACGAATGGAAGATTGGCGTAACATCCATCCGGTTGCACGAACAACGCCGCCACCAAAGGCGCTGCTGCCAATGACTGCCCTGCGAGGCCGTCCGGTGATTCGATAGTCTGGAGAGGGGCAGTCATGGGTGAGCTTTGTCGTTCTGCCGATATTGTTGTCCGCAGAACGGGCAGTGGCTGATGTTGATCGACCCCGGTTCGCCGCGTTTCAGCTTCTTGTAGTCCACTCGTTGGAGCGGTAGCAGGCGAGTGACCGTCATCGGTCCTGCTTGCGACCATTGGAAGCACGACAGAGCTTCGGACAGCTTGTATCCCTGCTTGCGGAGCTTGGCGTCGGTTTCCTCCCAGCACTTGCACTCCGAAGAGGCAGAACAAGTCGCTGCTGGAGCAACCGCCGGGATTTCCTTAGTTTGGACGGTTTCCGCCGCCTCGGTGTCTTGTGGTGTTTTCATAGATTTGTGTGCCGTCTCCGGCGGTGCCAGAGCTAGGCGTTCTGTGAAAGAGCCTCGCACATCTCCACGATGATTTGCTCATGGTAGTGCAGCGGCGGCTCCGATGCTGATCGCAGCGTATGCCGCACGATGTCGAGGCTGTTTTTGCGATGGATTTGCCATGCGTATTCCAGTCGTGCCACCATCACAGAACCAGCCGGTGCAGCGCAACTCACACCCGCCAAGCTGGCCGCTTCGGCGGTGTCCTTCAATTTTTGATCGTCGCTTGGTGTCATGGAGTTTTATTGAGGGTGTGAGCTGCTGACCTGATCGTTCTACTTCCCACCAATCCTCTCAATAGCCTTGCAAATCTTCGTAATTCGCTCACTGCCAAGTGGAACCTGCCCTCGCTCAACCATGTACACAAACACTGGTGATTCCTTAATAGCGGAAGCAAGCGTAATGCCTTTAATGTGTCGTTCATTACGCATCTGCCGGAACTCTTTGCCGATTTCTTGAAGTAAGGATTTTTGTGCTAGTTTAGCTTGTGCTATCGCTTGAGTTGCCTTGGCTACTTGCTGGATGCGTTTCTCGGTATTCATATTAAATTTTGATGACTTTTCCAGCATGATCGATCCAAGCCTGAGTTGGAAGCGGTAGATTTACTATTTGCTCGATGTGGGCGTTGCCTTTGTTGGTGCATTTGCAGACATTTACGTCATCCGTTACTTCGAGAAGACCCCAATCAACAAGGTTGTGCGTGTATTCTAATGCACATCCGCCATTGTACGGCCATGGCTCATAGTGGGAGTAATAATGTAGCAGTATCTTTATATGCAGCGGAGTCATATCGTCACCAACCTTATCTCTTAATTTTAAGCGATGCAATTTATTTCTTCACGAGTTCCACTTTGGAGAAGGGCCAGATGAAGACGCTGATGATGCGGTCCTTGCCAAGGATGCGCGAGTATGTCGTGGCATGAAACATCGACGCCTTCAGCATCATGAGGCCGTGATAGCGGAAGACTGAGCCTGTGGGGAGTTTGTAGAAGCGTGTCATATTATTGGTTTTATTTCGTATCCGTTGCCGATTTTGCCATCAATCCATCCGCCAATAAGGAGTGTCTTGTCATTCCAGCGAAACTCCTTCGTTCCATCAGGCTGATAAAATATCCGACCGTTTTCATGAAGGGTTGAAATGTGGTGCTTTGGATTAAAACCATCTGGTAAAAACCCATGTCGGATGATCGCTTTACGAATCGCATCATCCCACAGTTTGGCTATTTCCACATTTAGCTGAGCGGCTATTTCTTGCGTGCCGCCACCAATTTTCTCCACGATCTCTGCGACCTTTTCAGGGTGTATAATGTATGGAGTGATGCCATCTCTGCGAAATTGTCCTGCATGGCATTCGGCGGCTATATTTCTCGCCAAAGTTATTTGTTCTGTTTTCATATTTTTGGTTAATTTGCTGAATGTAGATGCAATGAGCAAGTTGATTTAACGATCAACCACCATCAATCGTCGCGCTTCTCGTCATACTCCACCAAACCTCGGCGTCACGTTCAGCTTCGTCAAACATCGCGTTTGCATCCTCAAGGCCGATAATCTCGATCAGTTGCTTCCGTAGGTTGTGGAACGCCTTGTTGCGCACCTCGTAGGCTTTTACGAGCTTGGCGGATGCCTGTCGCTCTGGCGCGTTCGCTGGTAGCTGGATCGTCGCTAGGCGCTTTCGTAGCGATGAGATTTGGTCTTGGAGGAAGAGTTGTTCGGTTTGCATATTGGTGAGTAAATTAGGCGAAGATTAGTTTATAACATTTCTAGTTTCGTACCCGGCTTTCTCTGCTGCTGCGTTGTATGCTAAAGCAGCCTCTTCTGCTGTGGAGAAATATCCTTGAAACAGATTAAACGATCTCCTGTTGTTTTTTACAGTCAATCTTGATCGCCATCTGTTTCCTATTTTTGAGACGCCAAAATATCCAGATTTAGACCAGCACTTGTGTCTGTTTCTCTGGTTTACACTTCGTGTTACTACGCGCAAATTTTCTCTTCTATTATCGTTCCTGATCCCATTTATATGATCCACCTCCTCCTCTTTGAGGAGTTTACGGCCAATCACTCTTTCCATTATTATTCTATGGATCAAACCTCCTGTGTGGAGTTTTGACAGATTGATATAGGGATAGCCATCAAGAATCCTCCATTTTTCTAGCAGCAGGTCTTGGTCTTGTGTTGAAAGAAGCATTGTTTAAACTGGATTTATGATTAAGTAAAGTTGTGAAAGTTTCAATGCCAGCAGAGCGAGAGAGGAAATCAACCCCCTACCCCGCTCCATTTGGAGGAGAAGGATAGGAGGAATGAAGAAGTTATGCCACGCTTTCGTTTCGCTTCGTCATCAGGGTGTCGTTTGTATTTAGGAAGCCATTTGCTCATTGCGGAGAAGTTATAACCTAGACGCACCCACACCCCCTGCCGCAACCGGCAAGCTATTTGTGTGAAAGACTGTCTGTTTGTAGCCTCTGCCCTCGGATGTCCCTCCGAAGTGCGGCTACCCGCCAAGACCCGACAAACTCGATCTTCTTGACAGAAGAACGCAAAGAGACCGACATCGTGGAGCAATGTCGGCCTCAGTGGCTTGCAGTGGGCAGAATGCACTGCTCCACAGCGCAAACCAGATTGAATTCGATCCAACCATAATCCCACTTGCGCCATCCAGTCAATGCGATATTATGCCGAAACCCAAAAATTATGGCAGGAAGCCCACTTTTCATTTATCGTAAGGACCGTCGCTGGCAAAAAGTCTCCAGTGTCATCGAAGTCACGATGACGAGCAACCAGACGGCCTACGCAAGCATCACAGGCGTAGCTGGTACTGGAGTAGTCACCGTAACAGGAGCAACGCTCTCAAACGGTCAAATTCTGACACTAACCTCCAAAACAGGCGGTAGCGGAGTCTCAGTTGGCGTCGGCTACTTCATCATTGATGCCAGCGGTGCTACTGGAAAGCTGTCTCTCACCCAAGGAGGCTCCGCAGTTGCCCTTGGAACCGACATCTCGGCAGGCTCAGGCATCGTCAGCCAGCCAGAACTCTTCATTTGGTCGTCGGAGTTTCGTGATATCTTCAACAAGACGAACTCGGTTTTTGCCGCCCCAACTGGCGCTCTTCCTTTTACCAACACGGCATTCGATGTGGATGTTGCAATCATCCCCGGATCGCTGGCCTATGCACAGGTTTTTGACGCAACCATGCCTGCTCCCGGGTTTCCAACGGGAGGTCTAGCCACCGCCTCTGCCACAACTTCCATCTCCGACGACATCAATCACCAACCTCTCCGCCAAACCTTCCTCAAAAGGTCGTTCTGGAAATTCGACAGAGGAACTGATATTTCGCCTCGCTACCTCTACGCTGAGTACATCCAAGGCGACCAAATCCTCGATAATCCTCCAGAAACCGTCTAATGGCTAGCGACTTCCAGCTTCTCGACACTCCACACGAGGAGGAATTTAAGTTCAGCGTGCGGATTCCTCAAGACCGCATTGGGCCGGGACTGGTATTTCCAGATGGCTCAACGCTTCTTTCGGCGCAGAGTGCGTCCATCAGTGGAGGAAAAGCAACCTCGTTCAAGCAGTGCGGCTGGACGGTTGGACGGGAAATGCTACAAAAGTTTCCTGCTTATGGAGATTATGTGTATTTGAAGTCTGGAAAGCCTGATGCAGATCACATTCTGCTGTATTTTGGCAAGCACAAGACGGTTGCCGACAGAAGCAGGCCGTTCAACACCTATCCAGACACTCGGCAGTACACATGGCCCGCAGTTCTGGAAGATCAGTTCGTCAATAAGGTTGTTGGCTTCCCGTTGACTGTAAACACCTCCACAGGAGTTGAGGAAACTGACAGGCTTTTGCCGCGCTATCGCTATCGCCCGCCAGTGCCATACAACAGCATCGTAAAAGTTGAGCAATTCCTGTCCGATGTGGCGTGGAAAGAAAGCGATCTCACCCATGATCAGCCGATTCCTACTGATATTGACGCATTCTACGTCGGTCTGAAGATCAATTTCCAACGCTGCCTTCACCCTCGGCTTGAGTTTCCAAATACCGAGTCCGAGCAGACGGTTCACGGCATAGGTGTCGTTCCTGCTCCAATCGGACGCAATTCAATGAAGCAAATCTTTCCAGCCACCAACTTTCTCGATTGGGCTCCGTTCGTCATTCAAGACAACCAAGTTCCTGCTGATGGCCTTTGGTTGCGCGAGAAAGTTACCATTTACCCACCACCAACTCCAGACGACATCATACAATGATCACTACGGTTAATGGCACATATGAAAACCAGACTGGCGGGACTTTTGCCAAGAACCCGTGGACTTTTGGCGCTAACGGAATCGGCGTGGATGTTTCTCGCAATACAGGGGCGTTCACAGTCAATGAACTTGCTCGATCAAGGGTTGAAACTCAAGATATTAGTGCAAATGGTGCGGGCGTAGTTCGCGCATTTGACATCTGCATTGATGGCGTAACCACCTCAGTCAATTTCCTTACCCAGCCGTAATATGGCAAAGCTAGGTCCATGTCCAGACACAAGCCTATTTATTGCTGATATTATTGATTTCGGTGGTGCAACGGGAGTGTGGAATGGTGCCGCTGGAACATTCACCGTGCAACTAGCGCCCGGTGCTGCATGCGGTGGCTCTGGCCCGGCTTCCCTTCCTATATACAGCATATTAAACTTGATCTTGAATGGAAGCGGAACCGTTAATGTTACCGTTTCAGGAACGGGTAGCGATGTATTCGAGAACTTTACAAATGTATCAGTGTTCTTAGATGGCACTAGAAAAGTCGAATACGAAGGCCCAGGTGGCTTGGTTAATACTTGCGCAGGAGGTCCACTGGTTGAGGTCAACAACGATTCGCCATTCGCGGCTTGCGCCTGCTCGAATATCAGAGTTGATGTCTTCCAGTACGATGTGCCATTTGATAATTGGGTGTTCACAATTACAATCTCAATAACCTGAGCGCAAATCAACAATTAGAGCTTTGGCTCACAAAGCCAGCCGCCAGAGTTGGAGTTACCGGCTACCAAGAGAGCGGTGACGCTTGGTGTGTGGCGTCCACGGGCGCGTGGAAATGGGGATTGAAGGATGATGCCAATGCGGAAAGACTGGCGGCAGAAGCTCCTGTTTTGGCAGAAAGACTGGCTGGACTGTCAGAGCCTTCCGCGTTGGACATCGCCGCACGAGGAGTTGAGGCGTTCGCTAGGTGGGTAAAGGCGGGCCTTCCAGTGGTGGACGCTGATACTTTGCAGGTAAGGCGCGACACATGCGCCGGTTGCCCACTTTGGCATCCAAATGCCCGCGCTGGTCTTGGCAGGTGCAACCACAAGTCCTGCTGTTGCACCAAGCTGAAATGGTGGTTAAAGACCGAAAAATGCCCTGATGGGAAGTGGACTGCATAGTATCGCAAAATCCCCCTTGCCCATCCGGCCATAACGGTTAGAATCGTGGCAAATGTCCACAGGATTAACGGTAGCGGATGTCAGGTCAATGATTGGCAATGCCATCTTCCCAGGCAACCCAAATTCAGAGCTTCTTCTCCCGATTCTCAATCAGGGCAGTGAGCGCATCATCAATTCCGGCCTGTGGAAGAACATGTACGGCCAAGTGGATTACCCATCCACGACTGGCTACATCACCCTGCCAAGGCGCTACGAGTCCATTGTTGGCGTAACTCGCGTCAACTGGCCCACGATGCCATTCTCACGGATGCAGGAGTTTATGACTTCTGGCCCTGGTTATATTGACGAAACCACGAGAGATTTGCGCATCATTCTTGACCAAGGAGACGTTTGCATAGATGAATATCAGACTGATGCAGGGCTGATTCGACTCACGATTGCAGATACCGATGATGTTGGAAAGATCGTCCGCATTTACGGACATGATGCCAATGGAGTCACGATTTTTGACAGCGATGGAGTGGAGGGTATTGCCCTAACACTAGCCAACCCAACTGTCACATCATCCGTCTCAATGTTTGTGACGCAGGTGGTAAAGCCTCTCACGGTTGGAACCGTCACGCTATCCGTCGTCGTCTCAGGCACTCCAGCAGTCCTATCCACCTATGAGCCAAGTGAAACGAATCCCATTTATCGTCGCTACAAGGTTGGCACAATTGACGCTCGTGACGACGATAAGCCCGTGTTGCGCTGCCTTTGTAAGCGTCGTTTTGTTCGACTGGTTCAAGAGACAGATTTAGTCTGGCCTGACAATATCGGTGCGCTGAAATTTGCCATGAAAGCGATTCAGCTTGAGGACAGCGGCGCAACCGAGCTTCAGCAGTCTCAGCTTTTTTGGCAGAAGTGCTATGAAGTTTTGAACCAAGGTTTGAAACAAAACCGTGGCGCGATTCGCCCAAAAATGGCAATGGACTGGACTTTCTCAGCAGGTCAAACCCCTCAAACTCACTAGTATGGCAGGTAGCAATTATCCATCTCTAATGCGTCAACAGCAGCAGCCTCAACAGGGCGGCGTTCAAAGCCTATTCCAGAACGTGCCTAAACGCAGAACGTCTGGACTGGATACGCAGAAATTGCGGAATAGCGGGTGGTACCCGTCCACATTCCAACGCACGCAAGACCCAATTGGAACCGCTGGCGCATTGGAAGACATGCAGCAGAATAATCCCGATTTGCTGCCGCTGTCTGAACGTCCATCAACTCCTGTTGGCCGTCCTCGCAACTCTCCAGAGCGCATCGCGGAACGAGAGCTTCGCGCTTATTCTCGCCAGTTGGATCAACAGCTTTCACCGTTTGCTCAGTCAAATATGCAGCAGCAGGGCTTTTCGCAGCCGCAGCAGATGGCTAGGGACTCCATTTTTGGAGCAATACGTCAACCCACCATTACTATTTACCGATAATGAATCTATCTCCAGTTTCCAACATTCTTGCCACCGTGATGCGCGGTTCATCTCCTGCGCAGATGCCATCTCAAGCGTGGGTGCCAGAAGGGTTTCGCATGCCTCAAATATCTCGCGTTGATCAGCTTCTTCAAGCCGCTCGTGAGCGGCTTGGCAATGCTCGTGGCGCTGCGCAAATGAAGATGCGGACTCAGGAGGAGCAGGGCGTTCGTCCCTATGTTCCCGCAAATCCAGAGGCGGCTGACACGGAGTTTTTACGCCGAACATGGAATACGCAGGTTCCAATGCCAACTGCAACAGAAGCGCCGACTGAAATGCTTCAACGTCCCACAGGTGGCGTGGTTGCCTCCTATGGCCCGAATGAGCGCGTTGTAACCAGCCGCTATGGCACTGGCAGCGCAGTTATTCCAACTGGTGAGCGCAAACCAGCAACCTTCGATGGCAAAACCAAAGGGCAGTTCTTTGGTCAAGACAACGCTTTTGCTCGTGCTGAGAAGACTGGCAAGGTGGACAATCTTGGTCGCACGCTGTTTGCCAGCAAGTCCATTCCAAAAGGCTCGGATGCGGGAACAGAGCGCGTCTTTGAGGCTATGAAGAAGAAACGCTCAGCCGCTTAATAACATGCCCGTCATCGACCTTGCCGATTACCTTGGGATGCCCCAACAGGCACCCGCAGACCCGCTCTTTTACCAGAATCAGCGCAAGGCTTCTATTGATCGTGAGGCTGCCGACTTCAATCAGCGTGCAGGTGCGCGTGACCAGCTTTACAGGCTGCAACGCCAAGCGCCAGTTCTCGAAGCACAAAGAGCGCAACTTGCCTACGATGAGGTGGCGCAACAGGCTAACGATCTGCGCATGCAGCAGGAAATCGAGGCGCAGGTTGAACGTGCTGCGAACGAACTTGCTGGCGGCAATCTTAATCCTGAGAG